TGAAAAACTTTAAAATTGAAAAAGACTACTATAGCTTTGATAACTTTAATAATAGGACTAGAGAAGAGTGTGAGAAGCCTAATGGTGTTAACACTATGGATGCGTACATGCTAGCTGGTAGGTCTTATAGAGCGCTTGGCAATGACCAGGGGCTATTTACTAACCGCACATACGAAGATGTTGCAAAAAATGCTACTCAAGCATATATTGACAATGACGGAATCGTAAGATGGAAGTCTAATGGTAGAACTCCTTTCGGTGATATGCTACTTGATTTCTTTATCCAAGGTCATATTGATGAAGTGACTATGGTAGTGTCAGCTGTTGCTCAAGAAGAGAGCAATGATGATTTCTGGGACAATGTTGAAGTTGTTAAGTTCAAGTGTCCTGAGACTGGTGAGTCAATGGTTAGGTTTGTACCTAACGATGAAGCGTTTGTAGAAGATGACAAGTACATCCCTGAGCTTCATAGGAGTGTTGCATGATTGAGTTTTTAAACCAACCGCTGTGGGGTGGAAATGTACAAGGGATAATTGTCGGTACCTTATCAATGATTGTCTTTGCTTATGTAATTTATATCACAATAAAAAAAGATCTGCGTTGACTTATAAATAGTTGGGTAGTATAATTACTACATATCGTTCATCTCGAAAGAGACGGAAGTAGGTAATGGTACCGAAGGAACGCGCTGATTACCGAAAGGTGGGAGGCGTCATGACTAAGTACGAACAAGTGCTCCAAGTTAGAAGAGAAGTTAAAGCTCAGACCAACAAGGGGTATAAGGCGGATACTAAGAAAGTCAAATGTGAGAGTTTACCTCGATACATAAAAGACAATCCTTATTATCCATAACTGTGAGAGGGCTAAGCCCTCTCCTTTGACATCACACACACAGGAGAATATTATGTCAAATAAATCTGGGTACGAGATCCGTGCCGACTTACTAAGTATGGCTCAGTCCATATTATACGAAAACTTACAAAGGAAGATTGATGCAACGTATAATCACAACGACAATCATCCTGATGATAAGAAGCCTTTACCAACTAAATCAATTGATGCGCAAGAGATTATTGCTGTTGCAGCAGAGTTGAATGAGTTTGTAATAGCTAAGTAAACTTATCCTGCCCGTAGCTCAATTGGAAAGAGCACAAACCTTCTAAGTTTGGGGTTGTAGGTTCAAGTCCTACCGGGCAGGCCAAATTAAATTTCATGTTGACTTATAACACGAAATAAGGGAAGATAAATACTGTTATGGCACAATCACAACCAAACAATACTAACTTCTTATCACAATTAGGTGCTAAGTTTGTACTGAAAAAAATACCTAACGTAAACTATTTCATACAACAAGTAGCATTACCTTCAGTTGATCTAGGAGAAATACAAGTACCAACACCTTTAAGTAATAGGTTAAAGTATCCAGGTGACTTAGTTACCTATGGTGATCTAGTTATAACATTTAGGGTCGATGAAGATTTGAATAACTATAAAGAGTTATACAATTGGATCTTATCAATGACGCGTGTTGAAGATTTTGAGAACAGCACAGCTTGGGCAAACGAACAGAGTGCCGGCAGTGATGACAGAGTCTTTAGTGATGCAACTTTAACAATACTTAACAGTGCTATGAATCCTAATCAGGAAATATCATTCAAGGACGTTTATTGTTCTTCACTTTCAGACTTACCATTTACTACACAAGCAGCAGATGTTGATTACATCGAGTGTACAGCAACGTTTAAATATAGAAGTTTTAAAATTAATTAATGAACATTAAAAAGTTTTTAGATGCCGCAAGGGCAGGAATAGTTACGGTTGAGTTTAAAAAGATCGATACAGGTGAAGTGAGAGTTATGCCATGCACACTTAACTCTAAAATATCAAATCAAAACATTGAAATCAAAGAACAAAGTGGTGACACTGATCATTTGGTAGTGTGGAGTTTAGATAAAGATGCATGGAGATCATTTAGAGTGAATACGGTTATAGAATGGTATGTTGGAAGAGAGAAAAAGAAGAGCAATAAAGGAAGCAGTAACTGATACAGTAATAGGTACAGCTATAATGTTTCCACTAAACTATTTGGTGGTGTATGTTACGCTTGACCTGTTGTCTTTTAATTCGTTTCAGATTACAATATCATCTACGGTAACCTTATTCTTCGTAGCAGTATGGAGAAAGGCTACTATTAGATTATACTTTGAGAAAAAATATGACGCTAGAACAAATACAGGAACTGTGGAGCAAGGACGCTCCAGTTGATAGAACTGAACTAGCTAATGAAGCTAGTAGGATTCCTCAACTACATTCTAAGTACTTTAAGATATTCTCTACAGAGAGATTACTACTTAAGAAATTAGAACAAGAGTCTAAACAATTATGGAAAGACTTATGGGAATACTATCAAGGCAACTTTGATTATGAAGAACTTAAAGAAAGAGGTTGGGATCAAATCAATCAAAGAATCTTAAAAGCAGACTTAGGTATTCATATTGATGCTGACCAGAATTGGATAGACAATAATCTCAAAGTTGCATATCAAAAAGAAAAGGTAGACTTCTTAGAAGCTATCATCAAATCATTAAACAATAGAGGATT